GCTGCGCGACCGCGACAGCAACGGTGACGGCACCCTCGACGAGCGCTTGTACGTCGCCCAGGACGCCAACTATAATGTCACCGCGCTCTTTGACAATTCGGGCAACGTGGTCGAGCGCTACCTCTACGACCCGTTTGGCCAGGTGACGGTCCTCGACGCCGGCTGGAACGTGCTGGCCGGCAGCGCCTTCGCCTGGGTCTACCTGCACCAGGGCGGCCGGTTCGACGCCACGAGCGGCCTGTACCACTTCCGCCACCGCGACTACTCCCCCACCCTCGGCCGCTGGACCAGCCTCGACCCGATCCGCTACGACGCCGGGGACGTCAACCTCTATCGGGTATTAGGCAACGGTCTGCCGAACCGGCTCGATCCGTTGGGGCTGTTCGACCTCTGGGACTGGCTCGCCAACGATGTGATCGGAACGGACAACGTGCGCAGCTGGGATTCCGTTCTGGGTCACCACCGCACCGGCTGGTTCGCTCAACTCAGCAACGGCGCGGCAGGCATGGGCGATACGGTCAGCATGGGGCTGACCGGTCGGGTGCGGCAGGGCCTCGGCTATGACGATGTCGTTGACTACCACTCGGGAGCCTACGCTGTCGGTGAGGTTGCCGGCACGGGGGTCAACCTCGGGCTAGCCTTCGTCAACCCCTGTGCCGTCGGCGGCAGCATCGGGACTGGCGTGCGGGTGATCAACGGCATCCAGGCGTTTGGCGGTTCACTGAATGCTGGCGACAATCTGGCGGCAGGGAATTATGGGGCGGCGGCTCTGGACCTGATCGGGGTCGCGGGCAACAGCTTCCAGATGCTGCGGCCGTGCTTCCCGGGGGAGGTGCAAGTCCTGACGCGGCGGGGTTGGGTCCGCTGGGATGCATTGACGACGAGTGACGAAGTGTTGTCGCTGCCGGAGGATCAGCCGGAGGGAGAGTTGGCGTATCGGCCGGTGGAGGAGGTGTTCCGGCGATGGGGTGTGATCTGGGAGGTGACGGTTGCGGGGCGGGTGCTGCGGACGACGGCGGAGCATCCGTTCTGGGTGCGGGGCAAAGGCTGGACGGCGGCCAAGGAATTGCGAGCCGGCGATGCCTTGCGGTCGCACGACGGCCAGTGGCTGGCGGTCGAGGGCGTTCGGGACACGGGCCCCGAGGAGGCGGTGTACAACTGCCGCGTGGCGGAGTATCACACCTACTTCGTCGGGGACGAAGGGTGGGGCTGGAGTGTCTGGGCGCATAATAGTTATAATCCACCAAGTACAGCGGTCCGGGCTGGTGAAGCGGGCTCATATTCGTCCTTGCATGCAAGGCGAGTTACCGGAGATGGCCTTACACCCCACCACATGCCCCAAGCTGCGCTAGGGTTCACCAACTACGGAGAAGGTGGAGCATTGATGCTTCCCCACGCTGAACACGTTTTGACACGAACCTATGGTGTGCGTGGCGCTCGCCTTGCTGTACAAGAAGCTGGTGTTCCTTTCCGTACAGTACTGGCTCGGGACATCCAAGATGTACGTCGAATTGCAGGTAGTCGCTATAACCAAGGGTTACTCGACCTTATCCAATACTACCGCACGAACTTTCCACATTTGATGACGAAATAGAGATTGGTGAAAGAGAGTACTCATATGCGGCCAGAAATCCACCAGTTAGTTGGCAAGGGGCGCTTGCCAAGTTCCACTAGTAGTATCCCTATCATTGAAGAATGGCAGACAGCCTTGGAGAAAATCAAGCCGCCTCTGTCGGACGAAGAGGCTGTTGCGCTGAGTAAATTGTTTCCAAATAGCGAAGATGAGTGCTTTGGACTTGCTTGGACTTTAGTTCATCTTGTTGAAACTGCACCAAGTTGGCCGATACAAGCCTGCCTTCAAGACAAAAGTAATCCATGGATAGTCCGTTTGCGACAAGCTGCAGGATTGGACTGAGAGTTTCGTAATCCCAATTAACAACTCAAACTGGGATTACAGACCAACCGACGTTCCATTTGTTCTACTAAATCCAGTACAGTCGGCACACCGTTGGCCCAAGAGGATGAGCAATGTTTACTCCCCTGAATATTAGAACGGAAAGCCCCCTAGCTATCAAAGAAACGACAAACGGTTTGTTCAGTGTCTTGCTGCCGGTCTGTGACGTGTCCGTACTGTCGAAAGTACTCGACCCGAACGTACCTTGGGTTACGCTAGTCGATTTCTGGTCAGATGAAGCAGTCCACTGGATCGAGCGACACCTGCCGCCGCTCTTTTAACCGAGCTGTCGAGTGGAGTCCGTTAAGGTCAAGCGCCTAGAGATGGACGTGAGCCTGCCAACGTCTGAGTTTCTTCGGCTTTTGCATTTCTATTCCGGGCGGGGTCTAGACCTGGTGCAAGCGGCTAGGCCATTACCTCCCCAGTTGTCGGTGGCCGACCTCAAGCCGGAGTCGAAGGCTCGTATCTTTCGTGAGGTTGGTATTGTATTCCAGTTCTACCTCCCTCACCCCCACGAACACGCGCTCGTGACTTCGCAGTCGAGAGAGGTGCTGGAGAAGATTGTCTCTGGGTTCGTGAAGTAAAACTACTGAATGCAACAATCGCAAATACGCGCCAGTAATCCACCGTAGTTCAATCCGGTCCAGGACTTGATCTGTCTGCATGGACGGATGCGGCACTTTAGCCATTGAACTGATGGGGGATCATTCCGAGGAGAACCTTCATCGACGACTTGCAGTCGCTACTCATCGAGGATGGGGCGAACTTTATGATCGGCTCTTAGAAATTCATCTCCCACCCGAGCATCCCTTGCTGGGGACGCGGACACCTTTGTCTCAATTCCCGTACATCGACACGGACTGCTTCGTCCGCATTTGGTTGACCGAAAACCGAGATGGCGTCCCGATAGGGAAAGAAGCGTTTGGAGATCTTTTGTTTTATCAAGCTGAAGACGGCAGATTGGCAATTGTTGTGGGCATTCAGGAATGGCTATCCCCGAGGGAACGCGAACTTCTCCTCAGCAACCTCCGTCGGGTGTACCCTTCGGACACCAGCCTTGGGTGACGGACCCACACGTCAGGGGGTGCTGGGCGGTGGGCCGGATCCTCGCCCGGGGTTGATCGGCGCCCCACCCCCGGCCGCCCAGAGCATCTCCAGCACCTTCGCCTTGCCTAGCCGCCTCAGCGTCTCGACGTTGTGCTGCGGGATCCCCAGCAGCGCGTCCGGGTCCCCCGCGACGGCCGTGACGCTGTCCTCGCGGAGCAGGTGCAGCATCGGGTAGGGGGAGTGGTTCGTGTAGTTCTCCACCGGGTCCGGTTCCGTGACCGTGAACCGGTAGCCCGGGTGGAAGCAGGCGATCTGGATCGTGCCGACCAGGCCGAGGCGGGCGAACAGCCCGTCGGCGACGCCGGCGAGGGTGTGCGGTGCCTGAACGACCCGATACGGGACAAGCCGTCGATAGCCCTGCGAGCGCGATCCGAACCCGAGGCGACCTTACTCGCCTTCATGTCTGCCCTGTTGTAAGTCCTTATTCCTATAAGCCCTCAATAGCTGGTAACTCGAAGAGGGGCTGTTAACCCGAGTTCGAACCTACGCGAGAGTTGTTACGACGACGGTTCCCCATAAAGCACCTCCTGTCACACCTGCGCGAAAAGGCCCGCCCTCGGCAGCGGGATTATCGATCAAGCACGGTTACTGCCTTGAGCGCCCGCCTCGGTTGCGGCTGCTCTCAGGCTTTCCAGCGTGGCGGCGTCGGCGTGGACGATCCAGCGCCCCTGGGGACCGTCCACCTGGCGTGCGGTTAGCTTCCCTTGGCGTATCCAGGCGTAGACGACCTGCGGGCGGACCCCAACCGCGCGTGCCAAATCGGGGACGAACCATTCGTCTTCCTTGAGCGTCAACTGATCGTTGCTCGCACCCCGGCGAACCTCGGTCAATCCACACCGGCTCAGGGCGGCGCGAATCGTGGCTGCGGTGAATCCCTTGTGGTGCGGCGACGTTCGTCCCTCGCGGTTCAGTTGCTGGGCGATCTGCTTGGCGGTGAGTCCTTTATTCTTCAGAGTCACGATGCGTTGCCGCAGCTGCGGCCAATCACTGAGTTGGGTCAGACTGGCCACGGGCCGGCGAAAGCGCGTGTAGGTCTGGTGCCCGCCGGCCCAGTGCAGCCAGGCTTCCACCCACTCCGTTTTGCCTTCGACCTGAAGGACCACCTTGTCCAGAATCTGCCGCAGGATCGCCTTGCGGTCGGCGTCTGTTGTCGTGGGTGCGTGCCAGAGGGCCGGCAGATCAGCGGCCAGGCGGCGGATGGCCTCTTGCTCCTCCGCCGTCAACAGCTTGGGTTGTCCCTGGACGAAGCGTTCGTATTCCTCGTGCAGTTCCCGAGCCGCTCGCAGCTTTTGCTCCCACGCCGCCTCCAGCGTCCGGCAGACCAGGCGATTCTCCGGCTCGACCGCATCGTACTGCCGCCGGGCGCGATCGGCCTCGTAGTCGGCCCGTTGCAGGCGATAGTGCCATTGGGCCTCGATCTCGTCCCGCTCCTTCTTCCAGTCGGCCGCGACCTGCAAACTGACCTCCAGCGCAGAAGGCTCCAGGGCCCGGAGCGCCAGGCGGACCACTTCGTCATCCACGGGCCGGGCCGCCAGGCTCTGGCATTCCGCCTCGCCGAAGTTAGCACGCGCCGAGGAGCAGGCGTAGCGCGGCAGGGCGCTTTTGCCGCTTTGATGGGTCATCATCCGAGCACCGCACCGGCCACAGACCACCAGCCCGGTCAAGAGCGCACGCCCGGGCCGAATCGGTCCGCGGCGCTGCACATAGGCCTGATTTTCCTGTATCTGGGCGACGTTTCGCTCGTATTGCTCCCAGGTGATGTACGCGGGATAGCGGTCGCGTAGCAGCACTTGCCACTGGTCCGGAGGCAGCCAGCCGCGGCGTCGTTTCTTCGGGCCACGCTGTTTGTCCAGGCAACTGCGCCCGTAAGAATAAGCGCCGGCGTACATGGGGTGCCGCAGCATGATGCGCAACGCCGTTTTGTTCGGCCGCCGCCACTGGAGGCTGCCCTTGTCAGGACCCGAGTGCATGCGGACCGGCAATTGCATGCGGTTGGCGATCAGGTAGCGCAAGACCGCGCCGACCGAGCCTTGCCGCGCGAACTGCTCGAAGATGGTGCGCACGATGGCCTGCACTTGCTCATCGGGGTCCAGGGTCACTTCGCCCGATGGCCGGCGAATGTAGCCGACCGGCACGAGGTTGACCAACTCTCCGCGCCGCGCCTTCTGCATGACGCCCTGGTGCATCCGTTGCTGGAGGATGTGCAGCTCGGCTTCCGACATCGTGCCTTTCAAGCCGAGCAGGAGGCGGTCATTGTAGGACGAGGGATCGTACAGCCCGTCCAGGTCGCCGATGAGCGTGCCGAAGAGGGCACACAGTTCGAGGAGTTGATACCAGTCCTTGCAACTGCGTGCCAGCCGCGACATCTCCACGCCGAGGATCAACCCCACATGATCCAGGGCCACTTCGCTGAGCAGACGCTGAAAACCGGAGCGGCCTTCCGCGGACGCGCCGGAGATGCCGAGGTCGTCGTCGATGACCAGGATGCGCTCACGCGGCCAACCCAGGCGCTCGGCGGTGTTGGCGAGGCCGTATTGCAGTTGGGTCGATTCTTGATTGTGCTGCACCTGGTGCAGGCTCGATTGCCGGACGTAAACGACCGCCAGGCGCTCAAAATGCCGGCCCTGGATCTTGTGCGAAGACACGATCGGCGTCGCTGCCGTTTGGTTCATGGCCTGTCCTCCGCTGGCTGTGGCCCAGGCTGTTCTGCACCATTCCGCTGAGGAACGCGATCAGCGCTTTCCGCCGGTGCGGAGGCAGGCGCTCCCAGAGGCCGGCCGGCGTCTCCAGGCTCGTTGAGTGCGGGGGGGTGCTGAGGGAGATGGTTGCTGGAGGAGTTCGAGTGGCACGGTTCGGCTCCGCCGGAGACTTGGCTTCGCTGTTCGATCCATCGAGACAGCCGCAGTAAAGCCAACGGCCCAATTACCCCAACTCGCCGCCTCTTGTCAATAGGTGTGACAGGGCAGTTGGTCGGAGAGTTGTTACGAAGAGGGTTCCTCTCGGGGAGCTTTCCACTTTTTCTACGAGCCGAACCGCCAGACGGGTTGACGCCAGACGCCGAGAGCCGATGCTCTCGGCGTTTCGCGTTTCCGGCCTTTTCTCCGGGGTTTCCGCGGTCCTGTTCCCGCCGCCCGCGCTCTTCGGTTCGGGCGAGATCAGCCGGGGTCCGAGTGCGACCCGGCGGGTTACGCTCGGGCCGCCGAAATCTCGCGGCCAAACTCTCAGACTCTCTGGTTGACGACCCCCGCCGAGTTACCAACTCTGTCCCGCTCGCGGTTACGGAATGCTCTGTTCCGTATCCCGCTTCTTCCGTGGCCTGTTGCGTCAGTCCGAACCCGCGCCGGGTAGGTATCAGGTAGAGGCTTCGCTTTCCCGGTCCCCGCCAGACAGCAGGCCGTTCGCCGGCGAAGGTCGCTGCGGGTGCTTCCCTCGGAGGTCCCCATGCGACTGTGCGACGATCCCTTGTCCCTCACCCCCCAAGAACGCCTCCGCGAGGTCGCCCGCCTCCTCGCCGCGGGCGTGCTGCGCCTCCGCGCCCACCCCGCGCGGGTCGCCGGCCTGGCCGAGCATCCCGGCCCGGAAAATCCGGCGAAAACCGAGCGAGATTGCCTTGAGGTTCACGGCGAAACCGTGCTCAGTGTCCAGAACGGTTGACGCCCGCCGAGAACCCCAACGCGGAGGACATCAATGAGCCTGAATGTGGCAAGAGAACTCGCCGCCCTCGGACGGATGACCGTCAAGGAGCTGCGGGACAAGTACGCCGAAGTCTTCGGCGAGGAGACGCCGGCCCACAACCAGACGTGGCTGGTCCGCCGGATCGCCTGGCGGCTGCAGGCGCTGGCCGAGGGCGACCTGTCCGAACGCGCCCGCCAGCGCGCCGCCGAGCTGGCCAATGACGCTGACCTGCGGATGAACCCGCCCAAGGCACTCCCGGTCGCTGCGGCCGAGCCGGCGGCGACCAAGGTCCTGCCCTTCAAGCCCGACGACCGCCTGCCGCCGCCGGGCACGCTGATTACCCGCGAGTACCGGGGCGAGACGGTGCAGGTAAAGGTCCTGCCCAACGGCTTCGAGTACGAAGGCCAGGTCTATCGCTCCCTGAGCGCCGTCGCCAAGGCGATCACCGGGTCGCACTGCAACGGCTACTTCTTCTTCCGCCTGGGCGGGAAAGGAGACGACCGATGAAGAAGGCACAACCCCGGGCGACCCTGCCCGTCGTCCGCTGCGCGGTCTACACCCGCAAGTCCACCGACGAGGGGCTGGAGCAGGAGTTCAACTCGCTGGACGCCCAGCGCGAGGCCGGCGATGCGTTCGTCAGGAGCCAGGCCGGTGAGGGCTGGACGCTACTGCCGGACCGCTACGACGACGGCGGCTTCACCGGCGGCAACATGGAGCGGCCCGCGCTCCAGCGCCTGCTGGCCGACATCGAGGCCGGCCGGATCGACTGCGTGGTGGTCTACAAGGTGGACCGCCTCAGCCGCAGCCTGCTCGACTTCGCCAGGATGATGGAGACGTTCGAGAAGTACCACGTCTCCTTCGTGTCGGTCACCCAGCAGTTCAACACCGCGACCTCGATGGGGCGGCTGGTGCTGAACGTGCTGTTGTCCTTCGCCCAGTTCGAGCGCGAGATCATCTCCGAGCGCACCCGCGACAAGATCGCCGCCACGCGCCGCAAGGGGAAGTGGGCCGGAGGGCACCCGCTCCTCGGCTACGACGTGGACCCGCGCGGCTTCCGGCTGGTCGTCAACGAGGCCGAGGCCGAGCGCGTGCGGGCCATCTTCGCCCTCTACCTGGAGCACGAGTCGCTGCTGCCCGTGGTGCAAGAGCTGGAGCGGCGGGGCTGGCGGAACAAGCGCTGGCAGACCCGCAAGGGCCGCGAGCGCGGCGGCAAGCCGTTCACCCGCACGAACCTGCACCGCCTGCTGACGAACGTGGCCTACGTCGGCAAGATCAGGTACAAGCACGAGGTCCACAACGGCGAGCACCCCGCCATCGTGGACCCGGCCGTCTTCGCCCGCGTCCAGGCCCTGCTGCACCGCAACGGCCGGACCCGGGGCGCGCCGGTGCGGAATAAGTTCGGGGCGCTGCTCAAGGGCCTCTTGCGCTGCGTGCCCTGCGGCTGTGCCATGACGCCGACGCACACGACGAAGGACGGCAACAAGCGCTACCGCTACTACGTCTGCTCCTCGGCCCAGAAGCGTGGCTGGAACACCTGCCCGTCCAAGTCCATCCCCGCCGCCCAGATCGAGCAGCTCGTCGTCGATCAGATCCGCTGCATTGGCAAGGACCCCGCCTTGCTGCAAGCGACTATCACCCAGGCCCGCGCGCAGGACGAGGCCCGGCTCGCGGAGCTGGAAGCCGAGCGGCGCGGTCTGGACCGGGAGCTGGCACGCTGGCACGCCGAGCTGCAGAAGATCCCGGCGAACCCGGTGGACGACCCGACCATCGCCCGCCTGGCGGACCTGCAGGAGCGCATCCGCCTGGCCGAGGACCGGACGGGCCGGGTGCGGGAGGAGGCGGCCGCCATCCGCCGGCGGCGGATCGACGACGATGAGGTCGCCCTGGCGCTGTCGGTCTTCGACCCGGTGTGGGAGTCCCTCACGCCCGCCGAGCAGGCCCGCGTGGTGCAGCTCCTGGTCCAGCGGGTGGACTACGACGGGGCCAGGGGGAAGGTGTCGATCACGTTCCAGCCGGCGGGCATCAAGACCCTGGCCGACGAGCTGGCGGACCAGGGCGGGAAGGAGAAGATCGCATGACCGAGACGCTGACCGTCGAGTGTGACGTCCACTTCTACCGCCGCGGCCGGGGCAGCCGCAAGGAGCTGCGACCGGGCGGGGAGCCGCCGCGCCCGGCCAACCCGGGGCGGGTGCCGCGGATCGCCCGGCTGATGGCGCTGGCCATCCGGTTTGACGGCCTCCTCCGCGCCGGGGAGATCGCCCACTACACCGAGCTGGCCCGCCTCGGGCACGTCACCCGGGCGCGGGTGAGCCAGATCATGAACCTGGTCTACCTGGCCCCCGACATCCAAGAGGCGATCCTGTTCCTGCCCCGGACGGTGCGGGGCCGCGACCCGATCCACCTGCGTCAGCTGCAGCCGATTGCAGCTGCGCTAGACTGGCGAAAACAGCGGCGCATGTGGCAAGATTTCCTAGCGCAGGCCGCACAGCCCGCAAAGGCCGCAAAGCTAGAGTACAATTGACCTTGCTAACGTGCTGATCCCCTGGTAGGCGGACTCCGAAGTTGCTTCGGCATCGCCCAACATGTTAGTATACCGCCGTACACCAAATCGGGGAGCCTCGTCCGAACGGAGGTGCTTCGCCACAAACCCAGCCGGCGACACCGACCCGCCGTCCGGCAACAGAAAGGGGGCGAAGTGATATGTCGCGTGCGTTTTCCATTCCGACCGTCCTGAGGATGGTCCCAAACTGCCTACTGAAGGAGTTCTTCCAGCGGCTCGGCCACGGCGACCTCGGCATCGAGTGGGAGGGGCTGGGCGAGCGCGAGATCGAGCCGATCGTGCAGGCGCTGAACGCGCTTGCGCCGGCGCAGTTCGACAACGTCGAGGGGGCGCTGCACAACGTCTTCGACCTGGCCTGCGAGACCGGGATCAGCGCGATCATCGAGGCCGGCGTTCTGGCCGGCGACCCCGACCTGCCGGCCGCCATGCCCCAGGAAGGCGGCCCCTACCACAAGGCGATGTGGGCGTGGCTGAACCGCACGGAGGTCGTCAACCGGGCCATCCTGATCCACCAGGTCGAGCACCTGGCCTGGTGGCGCAAGCGCAAAGACCTGCCGCAAGTCGAGCCGGACAAGTCGCCGGCGACCCTCAAGCAGCTCGAACAGGGGCTATCCGACCTGCTGCTCTGCGAGCAGGGGCGAGGCAAGGTCTGCACGGTGGAAACCCTGGCCCGCCGCGGGACGGATTACTTCTTCGCCCACCCCGACGACTTCGTTCAGAACGTCACCGCCCATGACCAGGACGGCAAGCTCGCGCCGCGGACCTTCCGCCAGACCTTCGCCATCGTCTTCGCCTACAACCGCGAGGAGGGCACGCTGGAACTGTTCGCCAAGGTGCCGCCCAAGATCAAGCCGCGGCTGGAAGAATTGTTCGCCCAGATCGTCCTCGGCGTCGAGCTGGAGGACTGGAACCCCGACGCGGCTTACGACCTGAACGGGCTCAAGCACCGCAGCTTCTCCCTGGCCACGGACCCCGAGGACTGCGTCCGGGCGCGCGTCCGCCGGCTGCGGCTGTCGTTCAAGAACAGCCACCGCCGCATGGTCCTGGAGGCCGACCCCGACGGCGGCCCGGACGACATCTACGACATGCTGGACGAGGTCCTCAACAAGGAGCGGGTGCCGCTGTCCTCGGTCAACGTCACGATGGTCACCTTCTGCTTCGAGTTCCTGCCGCTCGACGGCCGCAAGCCGGGGACGCTGACGTTCGACGTGGCGTACCCGAGCAGCTGCAGCTTGCGGAACCAGCGGCCGGAGCGGATCGAGCTGGCCCAGAAGTACCTCAAGCGGTGGAACGTCGATGGTGTTCGATCCGTTCGTTCTGATGTTGCAGCGGCTGGATGACGAGCCGCCGGTGTTCTTCGCGGAGGAGGCCCACGAGCACCTCGGCCCCGCGCTGGAACGGCTGCTCGGCCTCGGCCTGCTGCGCGAGACGACGCCGGCCACGTCCGCGCCGTGCTGGGACTGCGGGCGCGGCTACGTCGGCCGCGTCGAGTTCGTCACCAGTAGCCGGACGGGGCAACGGCACGCCTACGTCCCCTGCCCCGAGTGCGGGGCCGTGGAGGTCCCGCTCGACCGCCTCAAGCGGTGGGCGGTTGATGTCCCGGCGCTGCTCGCCGCCGTGGCCGGCGTCGCGGGCGTCCGCGGGCTGCTCGCGGAGGCCGTGGCCGGGCACCTCTGGCGCCTGGGGAAGGCGACGTGGGGGCAGCGCCCGCGCGAGGTCTACTTCGCCCGGCACGTCTACGAGGATAACCGACCGGCCCTCATCGCCGAGATGTCCCGCCGGCCCAAGGCCCTCCTCTTCTTGCCCACGGAAGCGAGCGTCCGGCGCTGGGGCGGCGTGACGACGAACCTGGCCATCGCCCTGGAGGCCGTGGTCACGTTCGGGCCGGCGGCGCTGGCCTTCGACCTGGCCTACGTCGAAAGCCGGCTGACCGATGCGGGACTCAATGGCGAGGTCAAGGCGAAGCGGCCGCCGCGCAAGCGGGCCGAGCGGGCCGGCAAGATCGAGGCGCTGGTCCGCGAGCTGGCGGAACACCTCCGGGCGGCCAGGGACTACGCCTACGCGACCAAGGAGCGGACGGGCACCCCGGAGCTGCTCCCCCGCCCGAGCCAGCAAGACCTGGCCAAGCGCACCGGGCTGACGAAGGCCGACGTCAGCCGCTGCCTGGCGGATGAGTCGGCGCGCGAGCTGCGCCTGTACTGGGAGACGGCCCTGGACCTGGACCAGATCATGCGCTGGAAGGGGAGGCCGCGCGGGCAGAAGACGGGGTAGCCGGTTGCAGTTGCACCGTTTTCGTGCAACTGCAACTCGGGAATGCGTGACCTGATCGAACGGCGGCGCAACGACTTCGGTTGCGCCGCCGTTTTTTCGCGCGCCGGTCATGCAACCCGGCCGGCGGGTGGTCGCTGTGCATCGGGCACGGCGGGATCAACCACCCGTTCGGGCAAAGGGTCATGAAACCAGACGCGAAGCAATCTCCAACTCCCCAGCCCCCTCATCACAGTCCAGAGAGTCCAAAGCAGCTCGATGCCTTTGCGGCGCGCCTGATCCGCCGCAAGGCCCGGCAGCTCGTGGGCCGGGCCGGCTTCACCCGGAGTGACCGGGACGACATCGAGCAAGAACTCGCCCTCAAGCTGCTCAAGCAGCTTGAGGCCTTCGACCCCGGCGAGGCGCACTGGCACGTCTTCGTCACCACCGTGGTCGAGCGGCACGCCGCCAGCCTCCTCCGCGACAAGCGGGCGGAAAAGCGCGACCACCGGCGGGCCACGTCGCTGCACGTCCTGATCGAGACCGGCGATAACGGCCCGGTCGAGCTGGCCGAGACAGTCGGCCGGCGCGAGCAGGACGCCCGGCTCGGCCGCGATCCGCGCAGCGACGAGGAGCGGGCACAGCTGGCCGGCGACGTGGCCGACGTGCTGGCCGATCAGCCCACGGACATCCGGGACGTTGCCGAGCGGCTCAAGCACGACTCCGTCTCCCAGGTCGCCCGCGACCTCGGCCTGCCGCGCACCACGCTGCTGCGGCGCATGGAGCGCCTCCGCCGCGCCTTCGAGGGCGCGGGGCTGCGGGATTATCTGTGAGCCCTGCGTCAACCCGCCCGCGGACCGGGTAGGTCTATGGGTAGAGGCCCGTCATTCGGAAGAGGCGCGACACGACCAAGGAACTCTCCCGCTACGCCTTCCCGCCAGCGAGGCCCAGGTCCGCCTCGACGCGGCCCATCTCTTGGACCCGGACCGGCGTGGCTGCGTCATCGACGCGGGCACGCCGGTCGGCCGCGGCTTCAACCGTTTGTTCGTCGGCTTCGTCCGCCGAAAGGTCAGCGAGGACTCGTACCGGGTGGACCGCGTCATGACCGACCGTAACCACGCGCCCGAGGAGGCACACGCATGAACCAACCCGCCGCCTGGAAACGCGGCAAGAGCGCCGACCCCGGCCTGCTCGGTCACCTGGACTTTCTGCTCCGCGAGCCGGCCGAGGTCTACCACGCCCGGTCGAAGGAGCACGTCACCAGCCACGGCCTGGCCGACTTCCGCGAGAACCCGCTGCTCTACCGCAAGCGGCAGCTCGGCCTGGTCGTCGAGGAGGACCGCCCCGCCTTCCAGGTCGGCCGGGCCGCCCACGCCCTCATCCTCGAAGGCCGGGACGCCTACCGCCGGCAGTACGCCTTCGGCGGGCCGACCAACCCCGCGACCGGCAAGCTCTTCGACAGCCGCAGCAAGGCCTACCAGGAGTGGGCCGAGCGCCAGGCCAAACCGGTGCTCACCGACCGCCAGGCCGCCCTCGTCGAGGAGCTGGCCGGCGCCGTGCAGCGCCACCCCGTCGCCAGCGAGCTGCTCGCCGAGGGCGTGCCCGAGGGCGTTATCCGCTGCGACTACCAGGGCGTTCCCTGCCAGGCCCGGCTCGATTGGCTGAGCCCCGCCAAGGGCCTGGTCGATCTCAAGACCTGCGACCACCTCAAGTACCTCGAGGCCGACGCCCGCTCGTTCGGCTACCTCCACCAGCTCGCGTTCTACCGCGCCCTGCTCGCGCTGCAGACCGGAGTGACGCTGCCCGTGTACCTGATCGCGGTCGAGAAACGCGAGCCGTACCGCTGCGGCGTCTGGCGGATCGACCCAAACGTCCTCGCCGTCGCGGAGCGGGACAACGAGGCCGCCCTGGATCGCCTGGTGCGCTGCCGGCAGCAAGACCACTGGCCCACCGGCTACGAGGAGCTGCGCGTCTTCGACCACATCTAACCCGAGGAACCGAGCATGAGTCTCCTGGCACAAGTCCAGAGCGGCAAGCGCCTCGCCCCGCGGCGGGTGCTGCTCTACGGCACCCACGGCATCGGCAAATCGACCTTCGGCGCCTCCAGCGACAAGCCCGTGTTCGTCCAGACCGAGGACGGCCTGGGCGAGATCGACTGCGACAAGTTCCCGCTGGCGCTGTCCTACCAGGACGCCCTCAAGGCCCTGGAGGGCCTCTACACGGAGCCGCACCCCTACCGCACGGTCGTCGTCGATTCGCTCGACTGGCTGGAGCGGCTGATCTGGGCCGAGGTCTGCCGCCAGCGCTCCGTCGAGAACATCGAGGACATCGGCTACGGCAAGGGCTACGTCTTCGCCCTGACGCCGTGGCGCGAGTTCCTGACCGGCCTGGACGCCCTGCGCAACGACCGGGGCATGACCGTCGTCCTCATCGCCCACGCTCGGATCGAGCGTTTCGAGAACCCCGAGACGGACAGCTACGACCGCTACGTGCCAAGGTTGCACAAGCTGGCCTCGCAGACCATCCAGGAGTGGTGCGACGAGGTGCTGTTCGCCACCTACAAGGTCTACACCAAGCAGACCGACGAGGGCTTCAGCCGCAAGAAGACCAAGGGCATCGGCACCGGCGAGCGCGTCCTGTACACGAGCGAGCGCCCCTCCCACGTCGCCAAAAACCGCCTGGGCCTGCCCGACGAGCTGCCGCTCGACTGGCGCGCCTACGCTTCCTTCTTCCACCAACCCAATGTGACCCCGAACGGAGGACCGACCAATGGCTGACCTGCACGGCTTCAACGCCAACGAAGTGGATCCGACGACCGACCTGGAGCCGATTCCCGCCGGCAAGTACCTGGCCATGATCACCGACTCGGAGATGAAGCCGACCAAGAGCGGCGACGGCCGCTACCTGCAGCTCACCTTCCAGATCCTAGAGGGGCCGTACAAGGGCCGCTTCGTCTGGGCGCGGCTCAACCTGCACAACGCCAACGAGACGGCGGTGAAGATCGCCCGCGCCGAGCTGTCGGCAATCTGCCGGGCCGTGGGCGTGCTGACGCCCAGGGACAGCTGCGAGCTGCACAACCTGCCGCTGGTGATCACGGTCAAGCTGAAGAAGCGCGAGGACACCGGCGAGCTGCAGAACGAGGTCCGCGGCTACGCCAAGAAGGAGGCGGCCGCCGGCCAGCCGCAGCAGGCGGCGACGAACGCGCCTCCCTGGCGGCGCGGCTAACAGGACCCCTTCGGCCGCCTGCACGATGTCGAGACAGGACACACACCTCCAGCCTTAAAGGGTCCGTTCGTCGGTCGTGCAGCGGCCATTCTTTCTCTCTGCCGAGGGCTGGGATGCTGACCCTGGAACTGCCGTTTCCGCCGAGCCTGAACCACTACTACCGGCACCTCGGCCACGTGACGCTCATCAGCCGCCGCGGCCGGGCCTACCGCGAGGCGGTCATGGCCTTGCTGGCGTTGCAAAAGATCGAGCCCCTCAGTGGGCCGCTGGACCTGGCCGTGGAGCTGTTCCCGCCGGACCGCCGCAAGCGCGACGCGGACAACTTTCACAAGTGCCTGTCGGACGCGCTGCAACACGCCGGCGTGTTCCACGACGACAGCCAGGTGGTCCGCCTGGAGATCTGGAAGCGCGACCCCGTTAAGGGCGGCAAGGCCGTCGTCCGCATCCGGGAGCGGAGCAGCGACGGCCGGCTGGAAGATCTCAGGAGTGCTCGCCGGCATCTGAGCCGCGTGATCGAGCAGATCGAGGGGGACGCCGGTGCAGCTCCGACCGTACCAGCGTGAGGCCGTTGAAGCCGTCTACGCCTACCTGCGCCATCACGACGACAACCCGGTCGTCGTGATCCCGACGGCGGGCGGCAAGACGCCGGTCATGGCGACCATCTGCAAGGACGCGGTGACGCGCTGGGACGGCCGGGTGCTGATCCTAGCCCACATCAAGGAGCTGCTGGAGCAGGCCGCCGACAAGCTGGGCAAGGTCTGCCCGGAGGTCCGGTTCGGCATCTACTCGGCCGGGCTGAAGCGCCGCGACAAGGAACACCCGGTCATACTGGCCGGCATCCAGTCGGTCTACCAGCGGGCCGGCGAGCTGGACACCTTCGACCTGGTCCTAGTGGACGAGGCCCACCTGATCCCGCCAGAGGGCGACGGCATGTACCGGCAGTTCCTGGCCGACGCCAAGGCGGTCAACCCGCACCTGCGCGTCGTCGGCCTGACGGCCACGCCGTTCCGCCTCAAGACGGGGCTCATCTGCACGCCGGCCGCCGAGGGCGGCATCCTCAACGCGATCTGCTACGAGATCGGCGTGCGGGAGCTGATCCGGGACGGCTACCTCTGTCCGCTGACGACCAAGGCGGGGATCAACAAGGTCGATACGAGCAAGCTGCACGTCCGCGGCGGGGAGTACGTCGCCGATGAGGTCGAGGACCTCATGGATCAGCAATGGCTCGTGGAGGCCGCTTGCGGCGAGCTGGTCGCTTACACGGCTGGCCGCCGAGCGGTCCTGATCTTCGCCAGCGGGGTCAAACACGGGCAGCACGTCGTGCAGGTGCTGAGAGAGAAGCACGGCATCGAATGCGGCTTCGTCACTGGGGATACGCCGACCGGCGAGCGCGACGAGCTGCTGGCACGGTTTCGAGGTGTGTTGGGCGGCGAGCTGTTCGGCCGCAAGCCGCTGAAGTACCTGTGCAACGTCAACGTGCTGACCACCGGCTTCGACGCGCCGAACATCGACTGCGTGGCCCTGCTGCGGCCGACGCTGTCGGCGGGCCTGTACTACCAGATGGTCGGCCGCGGATTTCGGCTGCACCCCGGCAAGGCCAACTGCCTGGTCCTGGACTTCGGGGGCAACGTGCTGCGGCACGGGCCGGTGGACCAGATCAAAGTCAAGGAGCGTGACGCCAGCGGAAACGGCCACGCGCCGGCAAAGGAGTGCCCCGAGTGTCACTCGGTGATCGCAGCCGGCTACGCGCGCTGCCCGGACTGCGGCTACGAGTTCCCGCCGCCCGAGCGCGGCAAGCATGACGCCAAGGCCAGCGAGGCGGGCATCCTGTCGGGGCAGGTGACGACGACCAAGTACGCCGTGCGGGACGTGTTCTACAGCGTCCACAAGAAGCGCGACGCGCCGGACGACGCCCCGAGGACCATGCGGGTCGATTACAAGGTCGGCTGGCACGACTACAAGTCGGAATGGGTCTGCTTCGAGCACAGGGGCTACGCCAGGCAGAAGGCCGTCGCCTGGTGGAAGCGTCGCTCGCCAGAGCCGGTCCCCGACACGGCCCAGCAAGCCGTGGACATGGCGAAGAACGGAGGCCTGGCCTTCACTTCGTCGATCACCGTTCGCATGGTCGCCGGCGATGAGTTTGAGCGGATCACCGACTACGAGATCGGCCCGATGCCGGAGCCGACCAGCGACGGCGAAGAGGAGGTCGTCAGCGAAGATGCCCTGGACTTCCCGTTCGGGGCCAACGCGGTTGCCGCGGAGGAGGAGATCCCGTGGTGACCACTTCCGAGCTTCGAGACGCGGCGCTGCGGTACGCCGAGCTGGGCTACCGCGTGTTCCCCTGCGCGCCGGGCGACAGCAAGCCACTGACCGACCACGGTTTCCTCGACGCGACCACGGAGGTTGAGCAGATCGAGCGCTGGTGGGAGCACCACCCGACCGCGAACGTCGCCATCGCCGCCGCCGGGCTGCTCGTGGTTGATCTCGACCCGGCGGGAGGGGACGCGGCCAACCCGTGGCTCAAGGACGACCCGGACAAGCAGCTCGACCTGGCGGCCGCGCCGACGGCCATGACACCGCGCGGCGGACGGCACCACGTCTTCCGCAAGCCGGCGGGGAAGGGCTGGCGCTGCACCGCGAGCCGGCTGGCCCCGAAGGTCGATACGCGCACGGACGGCGGCTACATCGTCGTGCCCCCGTCCCGGAGGCCGGACGGGGCGTACTCCTGGGTGCCGGGCCTGGAACTCGACGGCCCGCCCGAGCGGCTCCCCGAGCCGCCGCCTTGGTTGGTCACGTTGCTCGACGGGTTGGCCCAGGAAACGCCCACGTTGGCCCACGTGGCGGCCGGCCCGCCCGAGGCGAACGCGATCCCGGAGGGCCAACGGAACGCGACCCTGGCGCGCCTCGCTGGCACGATGCGCCGCGTCGGGATGTCCCGGTCCGAGATCCTGGCGGCGCTGCTGCGGGTCAACGACGACCGTTGCCTGCCGCCACTGAGCGTTGCCGAGGTGGAGCAGGTCGCGTCTAGCGTCGCCCGGTACGAGCCCGACCAGATCGCGACCGCAATGGCCGAGGGGCACTGGGACCAGCTCCTGGCCCAGGCGCCGCTGCTGGTCCCGGTCAGCCTGGCCGACCTGGTGGCGCGCTACCCCGACCTGCGCCGGCCGGTGATTCACGGCCTGCTGCGCCGGGGCGAGACGATGAACGTCATCTCGGCCCCCAAGATCGGTAAGTCCTGGCTGGTCACCGACCTCGCCCTGGCCGTCGCCACGGGGAGGCCCTGGCTCGACACCTTCACGACCGAGCCGGGTGCCGTGCTCATCATCGACAACGAACTTCATGGCGAGACCTCGGCGAACCGCATCCCCAAGGTCGCGGCGGCCCGGCAGATCGACCTCGCGGACGTTGGCGGGCGAATCTTCGTGCAGAACCTGCGGGGGCACTGGCAGGACATCTTCTCGCTCGGGCCGTACTTCCGCTCCCTGGAGCCGGGGCGGTTCCGGGTGATCGTCCTCGACGCCATGTACCGCTTCATGCCCCGGGAGATGGATGAGAACGACAACGGCACGATGGCCAACGTTTACAACGCCATCGACCGCTACGCTGACCTTCTGGGCTGCTGCTTCGTGCTGATCCACCACACCAGCAAGGGGAACCAGTCCGGCAAGGCGATCACCGACGTGGGGGCAGGCGCCGGTAGTCAAAGCCGAGCGACCGACACGCATTTGATCCTGCGTCCGCACGAGGAGGACGACGTGGTCGTGCTGGAGGCCGCAGTGCGTTCCTGGCCGCCAGTGATGCCCAGGTGCCTGCGCTGGGCCTTCCCGGTGTGGACGCCGGCTGACGACCTGGACCCGACGCTGTTGCGAACCGAGAAGCCCAGGCGCAGGGAGAAGCCTGCGGCAGAAGACGAACCGCAGGAGGAGTGGACCCCGGAACGGTTCGTCCAGGCGTGTGTGTCGGAAGCGCCGGAAACGAGGGCGGTCATTCTCGACCGCGCCGAAGGACTCGGGCTGTCCAACCGCCGTGGGGTTCAACTGCTGCAGCGTGCGGAGTTCGCTGGCCTGATCCACCGATGGCAAGACGGACGCGGTAAGCCCGTCGTCTACTCCACCAAACCCAAGGAGCCGGACTAATGGCAGTGCGATCTGCAACGGTTCGGGTTGAGCGCGCACACGGCTTATTCGGCGTGCGCTCAACCCAAGGGACAAGGCTTGGGTTGAGCGCGCACGAAGGCGGTTTTGCTGCGCGCCCAACCCAGCAGAACGTGGTTTGGGTTGAGCGCGCGCACCCCCCATACCCCCCAAGGGAGCGTGCCGCACCCAGGCGGCACGCTCCCTTGGGTTGAGCGCGCGTGCGCGCTCAACCCAACGCGAAATAGGTACTTCCCGGCCGTCCTGCGGCCCGGCCCCGCGGCGGGAACAGCCGCCAAGGTAAGCAGAGTTTGTTTTCGAGGTCCGAACTTCCCCGGAGCAGAGGAGCCATGAAGATCGAGCTGCGGAAGCTGTCCGAGATCAAACCTTACGCCAACAACCCCCGCCTCAACGACGACGCGGTCGAGGCCGTCGCCGCGTCGATCCGCGCGTTCGGCTTCCGCCAGCCGATCGTGGTGGACGCCGAGGGCGTCATCGTCGTCGGCCACACGCGCTACAAGGCCGCGCTGAAGCTCGGGCTGGAGCAGGTGCCGGTCCACGTCGCCACGGACTTGACGCCCGAGCAGATCCGGGCCTACCGCATCGCCGATAACAAGAGCGCCGAGCTGTCCGACTGGGACTACGACCTGCTGCCCATCGAGCTGGGCGAACTGCAGGGGATGAACTACGATCTGGGCCTGCTCGGCTTCGACCAGGACGAGTTGGCCCGGCTGCTCGACCCCGGCGTCAAGGATGGGCTGACCGACCCTGACGAGGTGCCCGCGCCGCCCGACGAGGCGACCACGCGTCCCGGCGACCTGTGGCTCCTCGGCGACCACCGCCTGCTGTGCGGCGACAGCGGCAAGCCCGAGGACGTGGACCGGCTGCTCGAAGGCGCGGCGATCCACCTGGTGAACACCGACCCGCCTTACAACGTGAAGGTCGAGCCGCGGAGCAACAACGCCATCGCCGCCGGCCTCTCCTCCTTCGAGACGACGCATCACCAGAAGATGGACGTGGTCCGGCACCCGGAGAAGGCCAGGCCGACCGGCAAGAAGCTGCGGGCCAAGGACCGGCCCCTGGCCAACGACTTCGTTTCGGACGAGGCGTTCGAGCAGATGCTGCACGCCTGGTTCAGCAACCTCGCCCGCGTGCTGGAGCCGGGCCGGGGCTTCTACATCTGGGGCGGCTACGCCAACTGTGCCAACTACCCGCCGGTGCTGAAGGCCGCGGGCCTGTACTTCTCGCAGGCGATCATCTGGGTCAAGGAGCACCCCGTCCTCACCCGGAAGGACTTCATGGGCAACCACGAGTGGTGCTTCTACGGCTGGCGCGAGGGCGCGGCCCACGTCT